CAGTTACAGGGTCATAACTTAAAGAAGCTGCTAACCATGTTTCAGAAGTTATTAGCTTGCTTGGTGCAAAATCAGCAGTCATTAAATATGTATCGACTTGAATGTGGTATTTATTATCAACCGCTGCCTTTGCATAGCTCATACTGATCGCATTATTCGCCAAAATAAGCGTTGACTCCATATTGTCACCGGTTAAATTCCTAGCTGCGCCCTGATAATTAAAACTTAGATATTGATGACTAATACCGCCTAAAACAACAGGCTCATCATATTTACCATTCTGAAAACGATTCGGAGTTAAACCAACTGGATCACTACCACTCGCAGTCGTGATATGAATGAAGTTCGCTAAAGCAATGATGCTCATAAACCTAACCTTGCTCTCTGGCTACGTGAGTTTTTTAGATCTTTCATTGTGTTAGCTCTACCCGCTGATGCACCGGCCATTGCTGCACTATTAATAATTTGTGGAACAGCCGAGCGAGGTACGTACTCATCACCATTGAAGTTAAGAGTAGGACCGGTGTAATTAACTGTGACTTCTCCAGACCCTCCACCTGAACCGCCTGAATTACCAACACCACCCGGAACTACTGAACTACCACGATGACCCGCTTGGAATCTGGAAAGACTAGAGGCAAGCTTAGATTCAGGAATGATATATTCCCCCTCAGAATTTTCTCCGATAAGAGCGTTAGTAGGACGGTCAACGTATCCTCCAGAGGCGAATGAACCTTTAGGAAACGTATTGCCATAGAAATTATTATCTCTACCTATTATCTGAGAAGGGCTTGCGTAACTTCCCGATCCGAATGATCCAGATGCAACAGTAGTAGAAGGTGTTGTTGTATTTGTTGGAACCCCACCGAACATTGATTGAACTGCCGGTGCAATGACTTTTAACAACCAGTTATTAGCTTGTGATGCCATTACGTCAGCAGCGTTTTGAAGCATCGCGTCAGCTATACGTCTGAGCATTGAAGTAACAGCATCGCCAATACTCTTCGTTCCTTTGACTACCTCCTGAATTGCACTTGAGAAAGACTCTTCAAAAGTTTCCGTTATAACCCTTAGTTGATTCATGGGATTACTTAACTCTTTTAAGTTCTTTGCTGCTTCCTCTTGCAACTCTTTAAAGGCAACGCTGTTAGAAATTGTCTGATCTTCTAATTCCTTTAACGCTCTAATCTTTTTCTCTATCTCGTCTAAGTCTTTCTCAGGTCCAAATTGTAGTCTTAATTCTGCAAGTTCTCTTTGTATCTCAGCTTCTTTTTCTCCAAGAGATATTCGATTTTCTTGGAACTGCGTATCAATCTTGAGTCTTTCTTCTATCTTCTTCCATGCTTCTGCCTGTTTAAGTAACTCTTGTGTTTCTGTCTCTAATTTTTTCTTCTCTTCTTTAGTTGGTATCTTCTGCTTACCACTGAGTATTCTTAACTCTTCCTCTAATTTATCTCTCCCACCTAAACCGGCTAAAGCCCAGTTAGGTAATGTTAGTAGAGATTCCAACTGCTTTACCTGCATGTTTTTAAAGGCATCCGTAATAAAAGTTATAGACTTAACGATTGCAGTCGCTATATTCTGAATTTTTGCCCCTAATATCATCCATTGTCCTCCAACAGATATCTGTAAATCTTCAGTAGCTTTTGCTAATCTTGCTCCTGCATTTGCATAACTTTTAGCCATCATTTTCGCTATATCTTCATTATTTTTTAGTAAATCTTCCCCTAATTTAAAGAAATCTTCTAGCGTAACTTTACCTTGTTCCATTCTCTTATCTAATTCCTTAGTTGATATATTCATCGAGTTAGCTAAGTCAGCCATAAACCCTGGAATCCTTTCTCCGATCTGGCCTCTCGCCTCTTCAGCCATCAACTTATTTTTCGAAAGGATCTGGCTAGCCGCTAACATAACGCCCTTAAATTCTTCTATTCCTTTACCACTTGCCAGCGTTCTAGCTAACAATCCTTCCATCAATTTACCGGTATCATCAACACTGAATCCAGCGGCAACTGCTGATGCTTGAAGTTGGGTAAATCCTTTCAGTATTGTTCTCTGTGAAAGGGCATATTTATCGGATATTGTTGATACTTTTTCAAGCGCAGTGTTATAACTTTCTTGATCAGGAACGACACCACCAAGCGCAATTCTCATGCGGTCCATCTCAGCCGCAACTTGTGTAGAAGCATTAGCAAATTGAACTAGAGCGACGGTTCCTTGAACTATCGCGGCGACACCTACACCAATAGCGGCTCCCTTCTTACCTCCGCCATCTGCGAAACCGGCGAATCCACCAACAGCTAATGGAGCGACACCCGGAATTAAGGCAGCGGAAGCGGCTGCGCCTCTACCGGCTGCTCCCATCATTTTTTGACGCGATTGAATACCTGTCCTTCTATTTAATATTTGATTTCCTTGTGCTAAACGCTTGTTATTTCTATCAAGTGCTTGTCCTAACGCATCTGCCTCGGCTTTGACTCCTTTAAATGCTTGTTTTGCGTTATTTAAGGGCTTGGAGAAATCTGATACTCTCTTTACTTTGCTTAACTTCTGCTCAATTTCTGCTATGTCCCTAGTGGCATTTGATAATGCCTGTTTACTCTTATCTATTGCTCCCCCCGGCTTTGAATAATCCTTTCTTACATTTGGTCCGTATCTGTCTAACTGTTTCTGTTGAGCCTTAGTCCACTTAGTTAATTCTTGCTCTGCCTTTGCTCTATCCTGAATAGCTTTTGCTAACCCTTTTTCTAGTTGGAGCTTATTTCTCTTATTGGCCTCCCTAGTGTTAAAAGATTTTTGTACTTTATTTAATTCTGTCTGGGCCTTTGCTTGTTTACCCCTAGCTTTCGCTAAATCTTCGGCTATTTTTTCCCCTTTAGATTGACTCCTAGCAACATTGATTTGCGATTGTTCAATCTTGTCTTCAAGTGTTCTTACTTTATTCCTTACAGCATTACCTTTAACTCTTGCTTGCGTTACTTGGTTTTCACCTTCCGCTACTCTTTTAAGGTTTGCTTGTTGTCTTGCTAACTCATTTATTTTTCCCATTCTTTCTTCGACCTGCCTTGCCGGTTTGGCTGCCGCTTCAAAAGCTGCGGGAACCTTACTCTTAAGCAAATCACCTTCTCTCTTCACTCTATCTAAATCAGCTTTCCATTCTTTTCTCACCTGTCCTGTGAGCCCTCTTTGCTCAAATCTATTTCTAGGCATCTTGGCCGGATTATCTGTTAAATCTTTAAATTCAGCTTTGTTTAGATCTATATCCTTTAAAAGTTGTTTATACGCGTTCTGCGCCTTAAGCGTTGACTCTGCGTTCAATATATCTCTAGCTTCATTACCTAAAACCTTTCTTTGATTCTTTAAAGACTGCATCTTTGCCGCAACAGGATTTGTTGCATTGGCTGTTCGGGTATTAAACTTTTGTTCTATTTGAGCTATTCGTTGATCTACATAATCCATCTGTTTCTTAGTGATTCGCTCAAACGAATCCATCCCACGCTTACTCATACCACTACTAAAAGCAGCAGCAGCTAGAGGAATACCAGCCCCTCCAGATGCACCCCCTCCACTTCGACTTTCTCTAGTACGCGCATCAATATTTACAGACCGGTTTAATCCACGGATACGTGCTTCTAGTGCGCTGATCGCTGACATTGCAGCGCGGGTATCGACTTTTATTGCATTACGACGACCAAGACCTTTAAGTGTTTTGCTTAAACTTACCGCTGCTGTCTCAATCTTCTTGAAACGACTTTCGAGAGTACGAAGGTCGCCTTTATTTTTTACATTGATCTGAATATCGGCTGCGTAAATTGCCAACGGTCTAACTCAACTTGGTTATTTCAACAGTTTAGCGTCGTCTAGCCTTTTTCATAGCTTCCTCTTGCTCTTGATTGATGATTGAAAAATATGCAGACCAAGCTAACAACTCTTGAAGAGTGATGTTTTGGTAAAGCTGCTGGACTGTCATGCCTAATTCCTTCGCGACTCCGAAGGAAAGCATCATAAAATTATCCTTCCGGAGTTGCTTTTCTAGTTCTTTTCATGTCGGTTGGTGCCTCCTCTTCTTCAGTGTCGCTAATCACCGCAAGCATTAGGGCTTGGACATCCTGTTCTTTGCATAAATGCTTTAACTCCGCGATATGACTGATGTTAAAGCACTTCTCACCTGTCTTCGTCTGGGCCTTGTTAACCAAAAGTTGAAGGGCAAGTGTATTGGTGTCTTCGGGATTCTTTGCTTGGGATTGTGCTTTCTCGCGCTCGGCCATTGTTAATGGTGTGCAATAAAACTCAATTGTTTTGCCGTTAGTTAAGACAACAGTTCGTTTTGACGCTTTTAGATTCGCGGCTTTCTTTAGCTCGTCGATCAGACTCATAGGTACTTAATTAAGTTACCCAATTATAAGCATAAAAAAGCCTCCCGCAGACATAGGAGGCTTGAGAACATTCCTAACTTAGCTTAGTTACCAAGTAGATGAGTTGGTTGACCTGAAAGACTGAAGGTTAATGAACCGATAATTACGTCTTCGGGTGTGACATTCAAACTAAATCCCATGATTGAGATAGGGGCTTGGATGTAAAGGCTATCAGTGAGGCTTGGATCAGCAGTTGTACCAACAGTGTTGATAAACAAGCGTACTTCTGCGCCGTCCTGATTCCTTCTCATGCTGTTACCGAGTAACCGGTTAGCAAGATTAGTCTGATCGTCGGTGAACTGAACTTCCATTGAACCTGAGCCAGAGGCAAAACCCGCTTGCATTGTTCTAAATGAAGCTAGTGAACCTGTGGTATTAACAGCACAAGGTAGAACTGTGGTGTCAATCTCTTCTCTTGATAAATCAATTGAGAAGGACTTTACCTGACAGATCGCAGCAAATTCCGCGTAATCAATCTTGATGTGATTGACGCTTGTATTGCCTGAATCTGCTGAACCTGTACCACCGTCACCCGCGAGAGTTATGGCAGTACCACCGGCTGATGCTGATACGTCGATTGTCGTTGCTGTTTTTGCAACAACGTAGTAAGTCGTACCTGCGGTCAGGTTGGCATCAATATGACCACTGCCTTGGGCTGTGAACTTAATTGGATCGTTTACACGAAAGTCGTGATCAGATGGCACCGTTATAGATGTGCCGCTTGGGAAGTCAGAGTAATCTTTGAGACAAAATTCAGTCGATGCGGGTTGAAACCACACAGATCCGTCAGTCCCAGTGAGAACTTGACTTGAGCAAGAAACTGGAATTGGTCTAGCTCTCTAAAGAGAGAGTCGAAACAACAGCGGGGCGTTGTCGTACACGGGGGCTAGTACTTATCTAAATTCTAACTTAAGTGAGTTGCTTTGAAAGGACAGCTAATGCTTGCCATGTAATGAGGTCGATCTTCTAAAGCTGCAAAATTAGGTCCGTTAATAACACCAACTGTTCCATAACTACCTGTCGAAGGATGTGGATTACAGGTATTTAGATTATTTAGCGCAGTCATTACAGACGTAATCATTTCCTGAGATCTAGCAGGACCGATATTTTTAGGGGTAAAACATTCGACAATAACAACACCCCTAAGATTCTCCATACTCTTGCCAAGAGTTAGTTCAGTCGTGCCTGTGAAGTTAACTCGAATTAAAGCGTACTCAGTTGTAGCGTCGTCCTCGGTATAGGTTTGGTTATCTCCGTAGCAAGAAACAGCGGGGGTTAATGCTCCCAACGCCGCTATTACTGGGGCTTCGTAGATTGCTCGGATGGATTGAAGAGTCATTAGTACTTGTTAAATACGTTTGTGAGAGTGTCATTTATCCTTTTACCCATACCTTTGCCATTAATAGGAGCATGAACATATAAAAGAAACCAGTCTTTATCTGCTGTTTTGTTAGGTGCATATCCCATTTGTCTACCTTTATTTGTGGGTAGTAAATCCATTGCGTAACCTCGGTATTCGGTCATATTGCCAATTGTGTAGCCTTCTAAATTACTATTCTCTGGAATATACGGTACTAGAGAACTAGCAGCGGGTTTCTTATCTTCTCTAGATGTTCGTGGAACTGGATAACTTCTCGGGATATACATAGGTATTGAACTTTTTGCACCTGCTACAACTCTCCAAGACTCGGCAAATAATCCACTCCAATATGGCCCCTCTTCTATCAAATCCTCAACAACATCACCTACGGCATCCTTTAATCCTTCCTGTAAAGCTTCTCTAAAGTCAGGAATAAGTTGTGAGATTGGTTTTGCCATTACTGTGGCCTCACAAAACAGGTATAGAAAATAGGTTCGTCTCCCCTCGTAGTAGTTACACGGACAACACTGGCTGTTACGTCTTTCCCTTCTGCTTTATAGACGAACTTATCTGATGTCTTTATATAG